AACACGATGAAATGGTTAGTCACAATTCTGACAGCGATGTTCACAGGGGCAAAACTAGCTCACGCCATTAGTTGGTCATGGTGGTTAGTTTTTAGCCCTGTGATTATCTATTGGGGTGGTTGCCTAGTGATTATGATATTGGCGGCGTTAGTCGTTGGTGTCTGTTGGTTAGTTAATTACGGAGAGGATTTGAATAAACATGAAAGTTCTAAGCGTTGATATTGATAAGGTGAAGCCTTATCCGCACAATCCCCGAGATAACGAAAACGCCGTAGGGGGGTGGCAAAGTCGATTAAAGAGTTTGGCTGGCAACAGCCGATTGTGGTTGATAAGGATAATGTTATTATTGTCGGTCACACTCGATATAAAGCTGCTAAGAAACTAGGCTTGACTAAAGTACCAGTAGTCGTTGCTAGTGATTTAACGCCGAAACAGGTTAAAGCATATCGCTTGGCAGACAATAAAACTGGTGAACAAGCTGTTTGGAATAATAAAGAGTTATTGCAGGAATTGTTGTCCTTTAACAATGAGGACTTGTTCACTGGATTTAAGACGTCAGAAATCTTTGAAGATGTGCTAGATGAGAGTGATAATTCACCGATTAAAGATAACCAAAAAGGCGTCACTTATTCTTTGACCTTAAAAACACAAAATAAGGACACCTATGAACGAGTTAAACACTTCATTGAAGAGGTGAGCATGGTTGGCTAGTAAAGTATTGATTGCTGAAATCTCTGGGAAACGACCAGGCACAGTCAAAGACCGTCCAACAGAAAAGTTTCACTTTGAGTGGGATAAGGTTATCATCTCGAATAATTCAGAAGGGTATCAGACAGACTGGCCGATTGTCGATGTACCAAAAGACTATCAAGAATGGTATAAGAGACATGCGAAGATGAGTAAATCAGCATATTATGCGCCAATGAACCGCAGTTATGCGATTAAGTATGCTCGGGAACATGGTTATCAGTATCTTGTCCAGTTAGACGACAATATCATATCGTTTAATATCAGATATGTGATTGATGATCGTTCTTACACAACGTTGGTATCAACACCGCACATTGAAGAGTTGCCACAAGACATGTTTAGATATTTTGCCAAAGTCTTAGATAACACGAATGCAGGCATTGTTGGTATGACATTAGCTGGTGCTAGTTTACCAAGTAGTGACTTTTTGCGTGAGCGTTATGTGTATTCGGCATTTATGTTGAAGTTGGACGTAATTCCTGATTACTATCAAGGCGATTTTGAAGATGATATTGAGTTCCGCTTGAAGTTAAGGCAAATGCAAGTGCCAAGTGTGATGGTTTGCCCATTTCAATATATTAAAACCGCACAGGGTGATAACAAGGATTTGACGGGTAATCGTCAGGCATATAAAGACGCTGACTTAAAGCGTGGCGAACATATGGCAAAGATATATGGTGATATTTATTCTCGTGGCTGGTCTTCTCGTGGTAGTGGAGTCAAGCGAAAGAATGGTGTCAAAAAGTTTCGCCATAAGATTAAGCCGTTTAAAGTTGGTGTACGTGTATCTAACTTGCCATTACTAAAAGATGAAATGCTAAAGATGTTTGCTAAGTACGCAACTAAGCGACCAGACCAATTAAAATTCTTTCAAAAATAATACTAAAGAGTATTGCACTCAATACGTAATGGTAGTATTATAATAATTGAAAGGAGGATATAGAGATATGGAAAAGCGCAAAAACTTCCGGAAGCGTAAAAAGAAAGAGCTTCAGCGACAGCGCTTTAAACCCATTGTTAGATTCCTTGAAATCCTGATATTTCTGCATGAGCTAGCTAGCACAATACAGGATTTGGGAAAATTCACAGAAACAGTGGTAAAGTTTATTAATCACTAAAGCTCTTCGGAAACAGGGAACCAACGAAAACGCGGTCCCCTAATTTCCGTATCTCTATTATAAAGATATGAAATTAAAAACACCATCTTTACTCTGGAAACTTATTATTGGCGTAGCTGTTTTTGATATTATATTAAAGCTTGCGACTTATGTTCTGGAGATGATTTCAAAATGATTGATTTAAATTCTCCTGACTTAATGGATTCAAAAGAGGCGTCAAAAATTTGGGGGCATGCTGATAACTACGTAAGATTGTTTATCAAACAAAACCCTGATAAATTTCCTAAGGGAACGGTACGCAAGTTTGGTCAAACGTGGGTTGTTACTACCGAAGGCATGGAAGCTATTACGGGAGTTAAAGACCCTAGAAAACATAATTGAGGTTGACGAATAGTCAGCCTTTTTATTTTGCAAAAAAATATATAGAAAGGCGGTGAGCATTACTTACTATGTCAAAAGGAATCTACAAAAAATGGCTGGAGCCTGTTAACTTAGCATTGTTGGAGGGCTGGAAGCGTAATGGGTTAACCGACCAACAAATCGCTGATAATGTCGGTATCAATGTACGGACGTTAGACAAGTGGAAAGTGCAACACGGGCAGATAAGGCAGGCTTTAAAAATAGGCCACGAGCATGCCAATCTGATTGTCGAACGTGAGTTATTCCAAAAGGCAGCTAGTGGTAATACAACTGCCATGATTTTTTGGCTGAAGAACAATTGGCGTGATAAGTATAACGATAGCCAGTTGTCGAAAGAAGAACGGAAGCTAGTTGTTGAGCGTGGTAAGAAGTTGGAAGCTGAAACTGAATTGACTAAGTTGAAAGTTAAGGCATTGAAAGATGGCGATAAATCAACGGAAGAAGCTGTTGATAAGCTGATGGACGTACTGGAGGGCACGGTAAAAGATGAGCATAAATCTGAATAATCTACTGACAACTAAACAGCGTCTTGTCTTAATGACCTACGAGTTCGGAGATTGGAAGTATCTAATCAATTACGGTGCGGTTCGTTCTGGCAAGACGTTCATTGATAACCTGCTGTTTATTTTAGAGTTACGTAAAGTTAAGCAACGAGCGGAGCGTGAAGGTGACAAGCGACCAATGTATATTCTGGCTGGGTTTAGTTCAAAGTCGATTGAAACTAATATCATGGCGGAATTAACGAACGTACTTGGTATTAGTGTTCATTATGACAGGCATGGGCACTTTAAACTGTTCGGTGTAGAAGTGGTGCCAACGTATACAGGTTCGGTCCGTGGCGTTGGCTCTATTCGTGGTATGACGGCGTATGGAGCGTATGTCAATGAAGCATCGTTATCAACACAGGAAGTTTTTCAAGAAATCATTCAGCGGTGTTCTAAGAAAGGTGCTCGTATCATTTGTGATACCAACCCAGATAACCCGCAACATTGGTTAAAAACAGATTATATTGACAATCACGACAGCAAAGCTCGTATTAAGGCATTCCATTTCACGTTAGATGACAATACGTTCTTACCTACTGATTATGTAGAATCACTGAAACATGCTACACCGAGTGGCATGTATTATGATCGCTCGATTCTTGGTTTGTGGGTTACTGGTGAAGGGGCGGTCTACAAAGACTTCGATGAACGTAAGATGGCTGTTAATAAAGTGCCACCGATGGTCAAGTATATAGCTGGCGTTGACTGGGGTTACCAACACTATGGTTCAATTGTGGTGTTTGGGATTGATAAAGACGACAACTGGTATTTGGTTGAGGAACATTCAGAACAGTATAAAGAAATTGATTACTGGACTAAGGTAGCTCATGAATTACAAGAAAAGTATGGGAAAAACATTCCGTTCTATTGTGACACCGCTAGAACAGAACACATTGATCACTTCAAACACTCGGGGATCAATGCTTTGTATGGCTGGAAGTCGGTAGTGCCTGGAATTGAAATCGTAGCGTCCTTGATGAAACAAGGGCGTTTTTTTGTGGAGAAAACGGCTCCCGTTCGTTTCTTAGATGAAATCTATAACTACCAATGGGACGATAAGGCAGAAGACGCAGTAGTCAAAGAAAATGATGACTGTATGGACGCTTGTCGATATGCCATTGCTAGTTATCTACATACGAAGGAACGTAAGACCTATCACCCTGACAGTAACAATCGTCAAGGAATTTTGGCAGGAATGCGCAGATTTGGTCTATAAAGTGAGGTGGTTAGATGTTACAAGATAATCAAGAATTATATTCACGTTCAATATTGAGTGGTCAGAGATGGAGTAATCAGGTCAATCAATCTTATGTCATGCCTGCTGATGTTTTTCATGCTAACTTTGATCATGACAACATTGCGATGATTACTGATATTGTGAAGAAGTTTGTGGAAAAACATTCGACAATTGATGCGCCACGAATTGCAAAATTACAGCGTTATTATTTAGGCGATAACGATATTCACTATTGGCGCAATGACAAAAAAGCAATGAACCGAGCCGACAACCGAATTGCGTCAGGTTTCGCTAAATTCATTACAAATATGCGGGTTGGTTATATGTTAGGAAAACCAATTCAATTCAAGTACAACGATGACGATGGTAACGATAAGAACGAGGAATTGGACCGTTTACTAAAGCCGTTTAACCGAGCAAACGATGAACAGTACCAT